ACAAAATCTGAATAGTTACGGTAATGGTGCGCCCTGAGAAGAAATCGCGCCCTGAGAACATTCCGTCTTGGTAGCCTCGGTCTGAGTCCTGCACACGAAGGGTTGGCAGGGCTTCTAAGCCGTCAATTTGCAGTACTTGATAGGGAGAGTTACCCCCGCCAAATATAAAGCCGTTAAAGGCAAGTGAATAGGGATTAAGGGATGTCACAGTAGTCATTAGTACCCACTTCCTGTTCCTGATCCAAATTTAGCAAGCATAAGCAAACTACTTTGAATTTGGGATGCCGAGGTAGAGCCATCAACGGTAATTGGAGCGTGGATTGTTAGCCCGGGGCCAATAGGTGCGGCGTTAGGTACAGAAAACCCGCCAGCACTTGTATAACTTAAAGGTGCGGAAGTAAATGTACCTGTTGGAACGGGCGTAGTGGTTGGAATAGTAGTAGTTACGCTTGCCACTTTTAACGCTGCCAACGCTGCTTTGATACTAGCAAGAGATCTGAGCGTAGTAGCCAATAAATCGTTCATTTGATTATTAAAGCTAACTTGAGCATCGGCTAAAGAATTTTGAAGGGCTTGGCTAGCATCGGCAAGAGAGTTATTGTAAGAAGTATTAAGGTCTGCTAATTGACTTTGATAACTTTTGAGAGCATCTGCCATTGACTTATCACGGTCTTTAGCCAAATTAACAAGGGTTACATTAAGGTCGGTTGAAACCTGTGCGTAAGAAGCCGTTAATTGGTCTGTAGCAAGTTTTCCACCTTGGTTCATCTGAGTAGCCAAAGCATCTAATCCGTGACCCGAAGCATCCTGAATGTTCTTGTATAGGTCTTGAATTGTGCCTGTTGTTGTAGGGTCTGCCTTTAACAAAGANTGAGCCATCTGATCGCCAACGGTACTTCCTTGAGCAATAATTTGGTCAATAAATGCTTGTGAATAACCCTTACCTGCTAAATCGCCAATATCTTTTTGAAACTGAACAATGGTTTTAAGNTGATTTTGCATTGCTGCAATAAGACCTGTTGTTGTGCCTGTTGGAGAGAAAAGGGTGGCTATATCAAATTTAGTTGCGTTTTCAAAAGCAGAAGTCATAAGAGCAATGGATTGATTGACGATTGCTAATTGCTGATCGGCAGCAGCCTTTTGAGCGTTAATTACATTTTGATTGTAAGTATCTAAGATTGAATTTTGTTGATCTAAAAGACTTTGATCTAATTTTAATAACGCTTGATTATGGTCGCGTTTTATTTGAGCAATACGCTGGTCGCTATCGCGGTTAATTTTTTCTACTTGCTGTGCGTGGTCTCGTTGAATAATTGCAGATTTATCAGCGTAATCTTGTTCAAGTTTGTGTAAAGCATCTATTTGAGTTTTAACTTTATCCGCGTGGTCTTTAGCGGCTTTGGCTGCTGCCGCTGCTGCTGCTAAATCAACAGGAGTGCGACCAGCACCAATAGCAGCACCGTTGTCGGTATTTTGATACTGATAAGCAAATATATTTGGCTTTGGCTGTCTTGCGTTATAGGCTGCTAATTCTTTTTCATATTGAGCCATAGCAGCAGCCCCGCCTTTACCACCAATTACAGGTTTTTGTGGTGGGCCTTTATCTGTTCCTGCTTTGTAAAACTCGTACCCAGTTCCAGCAGCAATAGCAGTCATAGCGGTTATTGGATTGGCTATTACCGCTCTTACTAAACCTGCAACTGTGCCTTCGGAAGCCGCAGTAGCTTCTGCAACAGCCGCTTTAGTAGCAGCACCTTCTACTAAACCCCACGCAACAGCAATACTTCTAATTACTGCTATTAACGCATCTATTTTGGGAGCAACAAAAAGAGCAATCATTGCACTTGTAACTAATTCTAATGGAGTTTTAAGGTCTGACAATACTTTGCCAAATTTTTCAAGAGCAGGAAAAAGAGTTTCGTTAATCCAGTTTGCTAATTTAGTTATAGCAGGTACAAGTTTTTCACCAAGCGATACTTGCATATCATCAAATTTAGCCTTAGTAATATCTAACTGACCGCCAAGAGTTCCAGCAAAAGCATCTGCCGCGCCTCTTGCTCTAGTTTCAACTGCTTGCAGGATGTCAGCAAAAGAAGAACCTTTAGGAATAGTAAGACCCATCTTTATACCTAAGTCACGAAGACCAAGCGCTCCACCTGCAGTTGAACGAGCAAGCACATCTGTTGCATCTGCTAATGACATATTCTTAAATCGTGCTAGGTCTGCTACAACATTCATAGCGTTAGTAGCGGTTGTTACACTACCTGTTGCTGCCGTAAGTTTTGCTATTGAAGCGTAGGTTTGATCGTGAGTAAATCCTAAATCCATCATCTTCTTTGCGTAAGACTCAATTACAGGAGTTGCCGCTGCAAAGTTTTGTCCTGTATCTTTAACGGCGGTTTGTAAATTGGCTTGCGCTCTTTCAGTTTTTACTACGGCATCGCCCATACCTTTTAAGCCTTCAATAACTTTGTTTATACCCTCTGCCATAAGGGTTCCACCAAATACGCCAAGCATTGTAGTTTTAAGTGAGCCAAACTTGCTCTCTTGGGCTTTGGCAGTATTGCCAATTTTATTTAAGCCTTCTGTAGCTTGATTTACCGCACTAGTAAGGTTTCCAAGTGATACGAGGACTTCAACATTTAGTGGAGGGATGTCACCTGCCATTGTTTACCCTCTCATTGCGGCTTTAAAAAACCCATTAACAATCATTCGTGCTTTTCCAGTATTGACAACTTCATCACGCGCTGGATTCATATATGGGTATTTTACCCCACTTAGCCATCGTGACGAGCCTTCTTCAAGAACGCGAGCATACTCAGCGTTAGATGAAACGCTTGCTGCATAAGTAGCAAACCCTATTCGTCTTACAGGCTTAGCAAGAATGTTGCGGTTAAGATTTCCTGTTGCATAGTTAGGTGGAGTGCCATTCCCGCCAATATGAGGATTATGGCGCAACCTATTGTTTGACTGAGTAGGTGGATTTACAGTTTCACTAGTAAGACTTTTAGCTTTAGTCCAAACTGCAATAGAGATTTGTTTAGCAGCAAGTTCAGCAGCCTTATCCATCCGTGTTTCCCACCTTTTGAAAGCGGCATTTACTTCGGGAANGTTGTTGGTCACTTCTTCTCCATCTGCTCGATCTTTACCTGCTCTACGGTGTCAGCAATAGCCAACAACCAATCTGCGCGCCCGGCAGGTAAGTCATCTACCTGTTCGGGTGTCCAGCCAAACCGATCAGCAAACTTAAAGTAAAACCACTCAATATCCGGGTAATCAAGATCAGATGATCGTTGAAACCCTTTAAGTAAGTCCTTTAGTCTTTCGAGTNTTCTAAAGGGCTATCAGGGTTCGTGCGGTTTTTATCTGTGTCTGCTAAATCAGGAAATAAATCTTTAGTTAAATCTTCTGTGTGTTTCATTAGTTCAACATAATCTTTGATTGGCAATTCTTCAATAGATTCTTCTTTAACAGAAGGAACCATTAGGTCATAAGACCAATCTTCAATAATGGTGACAAGTAGCGCATTACCAATAGCAATACCTTTTTCAGCATCACTAGCTCCGTTACCCGCAAGAACAATACGGTTACGGTCTTTTACTTTAAGGTTTGCAGCATCTTTGATAGTGACTGTTGCGCCTGATGATAGGTTAATTTTCTTTGACATAGTGCCTCCTGTTAGTTGCCTTTAGATTATCCTAGCAAAAATAGGCAATAGGGGTGCGGGAGCGAGCGAAGGCATAGCCCACTCAACCTGCCACCCCTATTGCGTTCTAGGGCGTTACGCGACTGAGGTTGTTACAGCGTTCTTGACAACCCACTTGATAGGAGANTATCCAACTGCTCCTGCTATCNGTGAGGTTACCTTGAGCGTTGAAATCAACAAGAACTTCTACNAAATCCTTTGAGCGGTCAATAACAGCAAGTGTGTAAGCACCCTTTGTCATTGTTGCTTGGATTGAAGTCTGTGTTGCACCTGTTCCTGTTGTCCAGTTAAACACTAGAGCAGGTTGGGTGTTTGATAGGTAGTTAGTAAGTTGTGTATCTGCTTCCATCAAGAAAGTAGCTTTACCAGTTACTTCAAGTGCGCCAAGAAATACTTGATAAGGAGTCTGCACATTTGAAATTCCGTAAACAGGTGTTACGGGGCGAGTAAGTTGGATATTTCCCATTGTGTTTGTAGAAATAGTTGTTCCACC